CGGTGTCCAGCCTCAATGCGGGCAACAGGAACTACGACATCTTCTTCACTTATCCCGCTCCCGCTGGATCAATCAAGATCGGCGTGGGCATCATGCTCCGAAGCTAAGGAGGGCTTGAATGGCTCAGAGAAACGACCTTGCGCTGAAACGCAAAGTATTGATTGACGGCACGGAGCTTGCGGGGCTTGTCTCAGTGACTGAGATCAAGTTCGAGAAGAGTGTCATTGAGGCACCGGAGTTCTCCTACATAAGGAACATTCAGAACGGGATCACCAAGGTTCCGCAGTTGGACATGGTGTGGAAGATCGACAAGACGAGCGCGACACTCCCCTTCCTGCGGTCATGGTACTTCAACAACGAGGTGCATGACATAACCATCCAAGACACCGACGCTTCCGGTTCGGTGTTCCAGCTGTACACCTGCTATGCGTGCGAGATGACCTCGCTGGCAGACCCGGAGTATGACGCGGCCAGCCCGAACTACGCGAGGCTGACCTGTCACATCCTGCCATTCAACATCACCATGCTTGACCCGTAAGGTTCATGGGAGGAGGCCCCTATGACTTTGCCCTATCCGTTCAAAAGCGGAGACCGGACAATCAGTTCCGCTACTTTCAAGAATCCGACTGCGGGTGTCCTTGCGGATGCCCGCAAGTGCGCTGAGAACGGCGACGTTTATCAAGCACTCCTTGCCTATGTGGCGGGGAGTGTTTCTTCGCTCATCGATAGCCAAGGCGGAGAGATCGAGGGGAAGGAACCAGTGAAGGCGGCGCTCCGGGGACTCCCGTGGGCGCTTGCGGAATGGATAGCCTTCCAGTCCATGATATCCCTTGGCGCATCGGATGAGGTGGACATGGAGTTCACCTGTCCGCGATGCGGGGCGAGCTTCTACAGGGACGAGGACTTGGTTCGGATCAGCGAGTTGAAGATGGCCAGAGCAGAGACCGTTCCCGAGATATTGGTTCCGCTGTCTGATCCCGTGATGTTCAAGGACTCGCAGACTGGAGAGGTCACCGAGAGCGTGACAGACATCGCATTCCGGCTCCCGACGATAGGGGACTGCATCCGGGCGGCGGGCAAGGCGGGACAGCAGGACGACACTAGGCTACAGTTCGCTGTCTGGGCTGAGGCGATCACCGAGATCAACGGAAATCCCATTGACCAGAAGTGGCGCGGGCCATTCGGGACGCTGACCTTCGAGCGGATGGCGATAGCGGACATGAGGGCTGTCGGCAAGGCGTTTGGAGCGTGGAGCATGGACAACACCGTTGACTCCTCGTGCAGGAAATGCGGCAAGCAGTACAGGGCAGAGGTTCCCACCGGGAGTTTTTTCGCTTCCGCTCTCCGGGGGGCGTAGGGCGGGCGAAGAGCCGGATGGAGTGGGTGGCTGGGGCGACGAGGCAGATTGACTTCGACGAGTCAACGCTCGTGCTTGAGGCGTACCGGATATCGACGGCATCGAGCGGAGGATTCGGGTATCGTGACCTTCGGGACTTGGACTTCAAGGACTATGGCGCGTTGATAGAGATGATCTTGGAGGATGCCAAACGTGAGTAGCGGTGAGGATGTTGGTTTCACCTTTGATCCGCAACCGTTCTTGGGCGGGTTGAAGCAAGTCTCACAGGGACTTGGGCATCTGGGGGACAGGACTGTCGCCGCAACCAAGAGCATGGGCCACGCCTTCATGGGCGCTCTCTTGAAGGTCGAAGCGATCAAGTATGCCCTCAAGGGCGCGTTCAACGGCATGAAACAGTATATGCCTGAGATCGACAAGACATTCAGCATAGCCAAGGACATCTTCCTCAAGAACCTGTTGTGGCCCCTGCGGCAGGCGATAGCGCCCTATTTGCAGAAGCTCCTCGACTGGGTGCGCGACAACCGGGCCGCGTTCGTTAAGTGGGGTGCGGTGCTTGCCAACGTGTTCAAGGTGGCTGTCGCACTGGTGAAGACGCTGTGGGGAGCATTGAAGAACATCATCTCCCTGTTCCAGCCGTTCATAAACAAGATATTCAAGGGCGGACTCTCGGACTTCGTCAACCTCATCCTGACAAAGATAGCCATGCTTGTGGCATGGCTGGGTGTCGGTATCGAAAGACTTAGCGCCAAGGCAGGGCCGATAATAAAAGATGTGATCAGCATTGTTACCAACATAGCAAACGCGGTATGGACTGCCGCCACTAATTTTTTCAAAGCCCTCGGCGACTTGCAAATAGGCGCTACAGTTTCTGGTTTCTTCAAAGCCATAAAAGACATGACGGAATCTAAAGAATTTCAGAAACTTGCCGGAACAATAGGCACGCTTGCTGGTCAAATAGCAGGCGAGGTGTGGCGTGACGCAACTGCATTCTTCTCTGGAATATCTGCATGGTTAAGGCCAGCCGTATCAGCATTGTCTGACATAGCTGGGTCAATAAAATCCATTTGGGATAAGATATTTGGAACGACAGGTGGAGGACTAAACACGTTTTTTAGATATCTGGGCGACTTTGCTGGCGGGGCAATAACCGGGGCGCTTAGGCTGGTCGAAACATTGCTTGACTCTATTGTGGCGATCATTGATTACATAAAGGGTGACAAGGTAGCTCTTGCGGCGGACATGATAAACCTCAAGAGTGATCTGGTTCAATTTGGTCGTGTTTTCGGAGGGGCAAAATCAGACTTGTCCGAATCAAAGGAAGAGATTATTGTCAGGTTGAAAAAAGAGCAAGAGAACAAGCAGCTGACTGCGTACATAAGGGAAGATTGGGATGCAGTGATGGGAGAGGGTAAATATGATGAAAAACAAAAGAGGCTTCGCCAAGAATCATTTCATGGAAATAAAACTCTTGCCGAAAAAAGTGTTATTGAAAAATTTACAGAGGGAGCCAACAGAATATTGTATGGCAACGACAAAGGAGCCCATGCCGGTTCCAAGAATCCGGTGATAAATATGAACGGAATGAAGGTAGAGATAAGCATTAACAAATCTTCTGTCCAGACAGTTCTTGATGATATGACTGGCGCATTCAGGGCTAAAGTTTTGACTGCTATGGTTTCGGCTGGAATGATTGAATGAATAAGATGTTTTTTACTATGGAATTGTTGATTCAATCACTGCGGCAGTCAGGAAAAAACTGTTGGCATCCAGTGTCTATGGAGGGTTGAAGTAATGATCTATGGCAATGGGTTCGCAATCGATGAGCAGAAGGTTGGGAATGCCATAGTACAAGCAACGAAGCGCATCCACATCCCGTGGTTCATGTTTGATCTAACCAACAACCAACTGATCACAACCCGCTACATCCCTTCCGATATCAGCGACACCAAGAGCATCATCTTCACCGAGACGCCTGTCCCCGGACTCAACTACCAACCCGTGATGCCGGGAGGTGGTGGCAACCGCAAGATCAGCTTCAGCCTGCCTTTGATCTACAAGAATGACAGCATTGGAAACGTCCCCATGCTCAAGCTGTTCGATATGCTCCGCAACAGGGATTCGGGGCCGCTTGGTGGCGTCAGGTCTGCCAAGTTCGACGCCAACCCGAAGGTGCTGTACTTCTGGGGCACGGGGTCGATACCGCAGGAATACTGGGTGGCGAAGTGCGATGCCACCCACAAGCAGGGATGGGTGAACTCACTCGGGATGCCCATGTATTCCGAGGTTGACATCGAGCTTATCCTCGATGAGCAGGCGGAGATATACAAGGCGGAGGCTGTCTACCGGAAGGTTTCGGCATTGCTTGGAATGGCCCAAGGGGCGGCTGGCGCGGCGGCTTCGCAGTTGTCTAACGGCGGATACCTTGGGGGCTACGCATGAGGTTCATGGACGTAGCCACCTACGCCTTCACCGACACCACGGGAAGGACGCTCACGGTCAAGGAGATGCGGGAGATTCCGACCTACAACGTGATGATGTCGCTCGCCAGATCACCGAATGACGACATGGATGAGATAGCCTCCCGGCAGTATGTCTATGGGCCGGGCGCGGAGATGACCGCCTACAAGCTCCATGAGGCGAACATGGCGCAGTTGCTTGACGCCCGGTTCGACA